CTCGTCCCGTTTATCCCCGAAGGTTTTCCACGAGGTGCCCGACATGCCCAGGAAGCTCAGGGCCGTCGCACCCGACGAGGCCCCGCCCCCCGCCAAGCGGTTGACGATCACCGAGGCCGCCAAGCAGGGCTCGGTTCGCCAGCAGCTCGAGGCGTTGCGGGACCGGATCGCCACGGCGGTGGAGGATCCGAACTGTCCGCCTCGCGATCTGGCGGCGTTGTCTCGCCGGCTGATGGAGATCACGAAGGAGATCGCGGCCATCGCTGTTCGTGAGCTCGAGGAGACCGATGGCGTCGACACACCTGACGACGAATGGGAAGCTGTCTGACGCTGCTCGCCACGTGGTGCTGCCTGCGGGGATCACCTCGACGGGCTGGCCGGCGGTGCGTGATCGTTGCGCCGGGTTCGGGGTGACGTTTGATCCGTGGCAGGACGGCGCCGGCCGGGCGATCCTCGCGAAGACCGCTGATGGCAAGTACGCCTGCACGGTCGGCGGAGCGGTGATGTCGATCCCGCGTCAGGTCGGCAAGACCTACCTGGTCGGGGCAATCGCGTTCGCCCTGTGCTTGCAGTTCCCCGGACTGACGGTGCTGTGGACTGCGCACCGGATGAAGACTGCCGGTGAGACGTTCCTGAAGATGCAGGCGTTCGCTGGGAAGAAGCGGGTGAAGCCGCACGTCAAGCAGATCACAGTGGGGTCCGGCGACGAGGTGATCTACTTCGACAACGGGTCGCGCATCGTGTTCGGTGCCCGTGAGCGGGGTTTCGGTCGTGGCTGGGACAACGTCGACGTCGAGGTGTTCGACGAGGCGCAGATCCTGACCGATAACGCGTTGGATGACATGGTGCCAGCGACGAACGTGGCGCCGAATCCGCTGCTGTTGTTCATCGGGACGCCGCCGAAGCCGGACGACGCCTCCGAGGTGTTCTCGCGGAAGCGGGCGGAGTGCCTGTCGGGCGACTCCGATGACACGCTGTACATCGAGTTCTCCGCCGATCGTGGGTGCAAGCCTGACGATCGCAAGCAGTGGGCGAGGGCGAATCCGTCCTACCCGTCGCGGACGAACGAGACGTCGATGCTGCGGCTGAAGAAGCAGCTGACGGCCGAGTCGTTCATCCGCGAAGGTCTCGGTGTCTGGGATGACGACACGATGTCGGGCGAAATCCCGAATTGGGCCGACCTCGAGTTCATCGACGGCGAGGATCCCGAGATCGTCCGGAACATGGCGTGGGGCTTGTCCGTGTCGCCGATCCATCAGGGCGTCCAGTGGGCGTCGCTCGGCGCCGCCGGCCGCACGGTCGACGGCCTGATTGCCGTCGAGCTCGTGGATCGTCGGCGCGGCACGCGCTGGGTTGCCCCGACGGCGAAGCAGTGGCAGGACAAGATGCGTGAGGCGACGGGCAGGATCGTGCCGCTTCGTGTTCATGCGACCGATGCGAGCTCGTCCGTGATCGCAGATCTGGTGACGGCTGGCGTCGAGATCGAGGAAGTGTCGCAGTCCGATGCGGCCCGGGCTACCGGCGCCCTGTTGTCGTACGCGGCGGGCGACGGGACGCTCGACGAGGGCAATCCGACCGGCCCGCCGGTGCTCCGGCATCGCGGGCAGCCGGCATTGACGAAGGCGGTTGAGAGCGCAGTGCTTCGTACGACGCCAGCGGGCGCGCAGTCGTGGGATGCCCGGAAGTCGTCGGTTGAGATCACGCCCCTGTCGGCGGTGACGGTTGCTCTGTCAGGAGTCGTGATGGCGCCAGCGCAGTACGAGCAGCCATTGGTGGCGTTCCGCTGATGTGGGGCCTTGTAACGGTGTTTGCCGGCCTCCTGATGGCGGTGGCCGGCGTGGTGTGGTTGGTCGGCCCGTGGGGTCTGATCGCGGGGGGCGTAGTGGTGGTGATCGCCGGCCTGTTGGTCGACTTCGACCGGGTGAAGGAGCCGCAACGTGGCAAGCGTTCTCAGTCGGCTTCGTAGCCGCAACATCGACCGGGCACCGTCGCAGTTCAACCACCTCGGGCAGCCCTACCCGCTCGACGCCTACCCGGCGATGTCGATGCCCGGGTCACCGGTCGAGGCGTCGGGCGACTCGTTCGAGCACATGGTGAACTCGATCGGCCGCCGTTCGTCGGTGGTCGGTGCTGCGGTGACGCAGCGGTCGCTCGTGATGTCGCAGATGTCGTTCACGTTCCGCAACGTCCGCGATTCGTCGCGGACGTTCGGCACGCCGGCATTGTCGGTGCTCGAGCAGCCCGCCCCGGACACGACCCGCCAGGACCTGCTCTTGAAGGTCGAGCCGGACATCGCGTTCTCCGGCAACTTCTACATGCGCCGCCTGCCCGACGGACGACTGCGCCGGCTGCGCCCCGACTGGGTGTCGCTGCTGGTGTGGTCCGAGGAGCGACCGAACCAGGACGAAGCGCACATGGCGGCCGACGCACAGTTGCTCGGCTACGTGTACAAGCCGGGCGGGCGTCACTCGAAGTACCGGGCGCAGATGTTGACGCCGGCCGAGGTCGCGCACTTCGCCCCCGAGCCGCACCCGCTGGCGAACTTCATCGGCGAGGCCTGGGTGTCGGCGGTGGTCCGCGAGATCGCGGCCGACATGCAGGCGACCGACCATGTGTCGAAGTTCTTCGAGAACGCGGCGACGGCAAACATGGTGGCGACCGCACCGCCCGCCGTGACGTCGCAGGAGGCGTTCGACGCCTGGGTCGACGCGTTCGACGGTGCGCATCGTGGCGCTGCGAACGCGTGGCGGAACATCTACGTACAGGCTGGCACCGACGTGAAGGTGATCGGTTCGCAGCTCGGTGACCTGGCGATGGCCGACCTGCAGGGCGGGTTCGAGACGCGCGTGTCGGCGAAGTCGCGGGTTCCGGCGACGGTCCTCCTGATCCGTGAGGGCCTGTCCGGGTCGGCGTTGAACGCCGGCAACTACGCCCAGACGCGCCGGATGTGGGCCGACTCGTGGTTCGCACCATACGCGCAAGCGTTCTGCGCTTCGGTGTCCCGCATCATCGACGTTCCGTCCGACGCCGAACTCACCTACGACCCGCGCCGGATCCTGATGCTGCAGGAAGACGAGAAGGACGCCGCCGACATCAACGGGGCGAACGCAATCACGATCCGCCAGCTCATCGACGCCGGATACGAGGCCGACGCCGCAGTCGAGTACGTGCGCGGCGGCGGGGATCTCCGCCAGCTCATCGGCCGTCACTCGGGGCTGCCGTCCGTGCAGGTCCAGCAGACGCCCGCATCGCCCCCACAGGAGGCGCCATGACCATGATCGAAGACGCACCCGTGGCGACCGGCCCGATCGTCCGCTCGTTCGCGATCGACGACCTCGTCGTTCGGTCCGACGGCGACGGCCGCACCGTCGAGGCGTACGCCGCCGTGTTCGGCCAGCCGACCGAGATCAACGACCACTACGGCCACTACTACGAGATCATCGACCGGGCGGCGTTCGACGGCGTGATCAAGCGTGGCGTGAAGCCCGCCGTGTTCTTCAATCACGCCCGCGACATCTTCGGCCGGCCGTCGGAGAAGTGGTCGGCGCCGATCGGCGTCCACCGCTCGATCGCCGCCGACGGCCGCGGCTTGCGCGTCGGCGCCTACATCTCCCGGACCCCTGCCGGCGACGAAGCGCTCGAGCTGATGCGTGACGGTGCCGTCGACGGGTTCTCGTTCTCTGGCAAGCCGAACCGTTCGAAGGATGTTCATCCAGCAAAGGCCGGTGACCTGAAGACGGTGGTTCGCCAGGAGCTCGGCCTGGCCGAGTACGGACCGGCGGTCTTCCGCGCCTACGAAGGCGCGAAGGTCCTCGCCCTCCGTTCCCAACAGCTCGCCGATGGCCTCGCCGAGCTCACCCCCGATCAGCTGAGCGAGCTGATCGACGTCTTGCGTACCCGTGTCCCCGACCTTGCCGCGCTCGGCCGCTCGGACGACACCAAGGACGCCGACAACACCGCCTCGCCCGACATCGACGTTCAGGCTGCCGGTGAGTTCGAAGCCCAGCGCCGCCAGATGGCGGCACGACTGAGAGGACTCACCTCATGATCACCCCCGAAGACATCTCGCGTTTCAACGCGATCAAGGCCGAGCTCACCCCGCTCGCCACCGCCCCCGAGCTGGACGACGTCCAGCGCGCCAAGTACGACGAGCTCGCCGCCGAGTTCGACGCCCTCGCCCCGAAGATCGAGGATCACGCCAAGTTCCAGGAGCGCCGCACGGCCGACCTGGAGCGCATGCGTCGCCTCAACCCGCAGGCGTCGCGCGTCGACACGGCCGACACGTTCGAGTCCGACCCGCTCGCCGGCGAGGTCGAGCGTGCGTCGACGTTCAACAACCCGTGGGATCCGTCCGAGGTCGCACGCGCCCAGTACAACAGCGACGAGCTCGTGGCCCGCGCCCTGTCGGCCGCCGAGATGACGCCCGGCCCGAGCGATTCCCGTCGCGAGGCGCTGACGCAGATGATCGAGCGCGCCGAGCAGGATCAGGACCGCATCGCGATGCTGGTCCTGGCGACCACCTCCCCGGAGTACAAGTCGGCGTACGGCAAGATCGCCCGCTCGGGCGGCCGCCTCGACGACCTCAACCCCGAGGAGCGGGCCGCCGTCCAGCGGACCCAGGCCATCCAGCGTGCGATGAGCTACACCACCGACAACGCCGGTGGCTACCTCGTCCCGACCGACATCGAGGCTGCGGTCACGTTGTCGACGGCCGGCACGAACAACCCGATCTACAACCTCGCCCGTCGCGTCCAGACGACGAGCGACACGTACCGGGTCGTCACCTCGCCGCACGCCGCGTGGTCGTGGGACGGTGAGAACACCGAGGTGTCCGACGACACCCCGACGTTCGCGCCCACCGACATCCCGCTGTACATCGCGCAGGGCTTCGTGCCCTTCTCGTACGCGGCGGCGAACAGCCTGTCGGGCATCACCGGCATCGTCTCGGACGTCCTCATGGGCGGCTGGAACGACCTCGTCGGCGCCGCCCTCACCACGGGCTCGGGCTCCTCGCAGCCGACCGGCATCGTGACCGCCCTCACCGGCGGCGCCGTCGCCTCGGCCGGGTCGGACACGTTCGCGATCGCCGATGTGTACGCCACCTACGAGCCGCTGCCGGCCCGCCACCGCCGCAACGCGACCTGGATGAGCTCGATCGAGGCGCTGAACGACATCCGTCAGTTCGGCACCGCCGACAGCCACGCCCTCCTGACCCGCCTCGGCGACGGTCCCGACGGTCTCCGGATCCTCGGCCGCCCGTGGGTGGAGAACGAGGACATGGACGGCTCGATCACCGCCCTGGCGAACAACTACTACCTCCTCGTCGGCGACTTCTC